ATCCCTCTCTTGTCGCGCTGCCCGCGCGCGAGGCTGAAAAAAAGCGCGATCGAACCCGGGCGGCGGGATCGGTAGCAGTAGAGCGACTCCACCCGGAGCGGCCACGTCACGGCCGACAAAGGAGCCTCGACGATGTCCCCGAAATTGCGAGCCCCACGGTTCGACCGCCCCCTGGCTGACGCACTCCTGGACCACGTCCGCAGCGGATCCACGCGACTGCACGCCGCCGATGCTGTGGGCCTGCCGCACGAGACGCTGGCGGCGTGGTACGCCGCGGGCCGCGCGGCGCCGCGCGGGGTGTTGCACGATTTCTGCCAGGAGCTCCGAGGCGCGGAGTCCGACCACGAGGGGGAGGCCATCGCCGCGATGATGGCCGCCGCAGACTACGGCAAGTGGCAGGCCGCGGCTTGGCTGCTCGAGAGGCGCCACGGCTGGACAAAGGACGCGCAACTTCACCGCGAGTTGGACGACCCGGCCCCGCTCAACGCAGACGTGGCCGACACCCCCACCGGGCGCAAGGAAGAGGTGCTCGCCGAGGTCCGCCGCCTGCGCCTCGGTGCCATCGAGGCGAGGAGCTGGATCGCGGCCACCCAGCTCCTCAAGACAGAGATGGAGATGCTCGGGCAGATCGAGACAGAGCGCGCAGAGGAAGCGCGCAAGGCCGAGCGCGCGACCGATGACGCGGGCGTGCTGGCGCAGTTCGCCGCGGGGCTCGAAAAACTCCCCGACGTGCTGATCGTCAAGCTGGCCGCCGCCATCGAGGATCGCCTGTCGCGCAGCGGTCAGCCTGTCCACTGAGGGAGCCCCCGTGAGCCTGCTCGCGGCACTATCCCCGGTGGCCCAACTGGCGGGACGCGCGCTGTCGTCGCCCGTCGACTACGTGTCGTGGCTCCCCTACCAAATCGAATGGCTGAGCCACGAGGGGCGCACACCCTGCCTGCTCCGGACGGGCAACCGGATGGGCAAGTCGACGGCGGGCGCGGGCGAGTTGATCTTCCGGTGCCGCGGCCGGCACCCCTTCAAGTCGGTCCCGCCAGCGCCTACCCGCGTGGCCCTCGTCACCTACTCGATGCTCCAGGGCATCGAAGTGCAGCGCGTGCTGTGGGACCTGCTCGGCGGGCGGGACAGCGTCGACCTGACCGACGACACCGAGTTTTCGAGCCGGACAGGGTTTCGGGGTCATCGCCCGGTGGTGACGTTCCGGAACGGGTCCGAGATCCACATCTACGCCAATGCCCAGGGGGCCGGCGCGCTTTCGGGGTCTGAGTACAGCTACATTCTCCTCGACGAGCCCCCAGCACAGGAGGTCTACGACGAATGCCGGGCGCGGCTTCGGAACACGGGTGGCGGGCTCGGGATCACGCTGACGCCGATCAACGGCCCCCCACTCCCCTGGCTCACCGCGCTCTGCGAGTCCGGCGCGGTGCGAGACATCCACCAGCGCCTCACCCCCGAGTCCCAGGTGTCGCCCCTGACCGCTCGTCGACGCCGCACCCGCGACGGCAGGGAGTGGGACGCCGAGTTCATCGCCGAGGTCCGGCGCCTCGAGAATCCGATCGACGAGCCGATCCGCGTGGACGGGGAGTGGGAGAGCCGCACGGAGGGCCAGTTCTTCCGCTGCTTCGACCGCGATCGACACGTCACCACGAGCCTTCCACCGCGCGAGCTCAAGCTGGCGCTGGGCATCGACTACGCCGCCGCCGATCGTGAGCTCGGGATGTGCGCTGTCCTCACCGCGATCGACATGGTCGAGGAGGAGGACAAGCGGACCTATGCCTACCTCTACGCGCTCGACGAGGTCGTGGTTCCGGGCAACGTCACGGCCGAGGTCTTCGGGCGCAAGATCCTCCGGATGCTTGCCGATCATCGGATCAAGTGGGAGGAGCTGAATTTCGTCTACGGCGACAACCCCGTCAAGAGCCGCTGGGTCCGGTCGTCGAACAAAGAGCTGGGCCGCCAGATCGCCCGCCAGATCGGCGTCGACCAGAACCACCTCCGGCCCCGCGTGCTGTCCGCGAAGGAAGCGGCTGGACGCTCGGGCCCGACGAGGCGCTCGAAGGACGTGCGGTGCCGGTGGACCTACGGCGCCATCGCCGCCGATCGCGTCCGCGTTCACCCGCGCTGCAAGACCTTGATTCGCGGCCTGGGCGAGTGGGACTACGGCGATCAGCACGATCTGAAAGACGTGCTCGACGCCTGGATGTACGGGCTGCGGGACTACTGGGGCGACGCCGATCGGAAGGGCACGGCGCCGATCACGGTGTTCCGGTGACCCGGTAGCAGTGGGCGTGGCATCGCTGTACTCGTCTCGCCCGCCGACTCCGTCCGATCCCGTCGAGGCTCGGCGCGTGGCTCACAGCGCGCTGCGTCGACGGATCCTGTACTCGCAGCACGAGCGCGACGTAGCCGAGCGCCTGGTCGAGATGGTCGGATCGACGAGGGCGGCGGCCTGGGGCCGGCGACCGGACATGACGGCAAATCCGGCGTGGTACATCTGCTCACAGCTTGCGGGGCTGTACCGCGGGCTCCCCGAGATCGTGGGCGACGAGGCCATCGTAGAGATCATCGCCGACACCGGGCGCTGGCAGCTCGCGAGTAGGCTTCAGCGCGACACGATCGGCATGAACGACATGTTCCTGCGCGTCGACATCGACCCCGACACGGGCGAGCCGTCGCACCGGCTGGTGTTCCCCGACCAGGTCCAGATCGTGACCCACCCGCTGCGACCGTCGCAGCCCCTGGCTGTCCTCGAGTGGATCGAGGACCCGGACAAGCCGGGAACGTGGGTGCGTCTGACGGTCGACCCGCGCGCCCCTACGTACCGAGCGACGGCGGACGACGGACAGACCGACGTGACCGAGCGCGTGCTGGGCGGGCGGTTCGACGGCGAAGCCTACCCCTGGCGGATCGCCGATCGCCCCGTGCTGCCCTACGTCGCCTACCACGCGGCCGAGAGTGGCTTCGGACTCGACCCCTACTCGGGTAGGGAGGTTTTCGAGGGCGTGCTCCAGCTCGGCGTCTACTACTCGTTCTTCGGCCACGTCCTGCGAAACGCCGCCTGGTCGCAGCGTTTCGCCCTCGGTGCCGCGCCTGTGACGCCCGACGTGAGCGAGGACGGGCGACGGCAGGAGATCACCACAGACCCCGCGGTCCTGCTGATCCTCCAGGCGCTCGAAGACGCTCAGGGTCAGCCGCAGATCGGGCAGTTCGCGAACCCGATCGACGCCGATCGAATGCTCGCCAGCATCGAGCGATACGAGCAGCGCGTGGTCGACATGGCGCTCGGGCAGGTGGGCGTGTCGCGCCGTCAGTCCGACGTGCGCTCGGCGATGGCGCTGGCGGTGTCCCGCGACGCGCAGCGCGAGGCACAACAGGCATACGAGCCCGTGTTCCGCCGCTCCGATCTGGCCTATCTCCGGCTGGTGAGCGGACTCATGGGCGGGCCGGTTGACGGCTGGCGAATCCGGTACGCGCAGGTCGCGAAGGCGCCGGACGAGATGCGCGCCGAGATGGAGCGCATGGCGCAACTCATCGAGGCTGGGCTGCTCGACAAGGTGACGGCCTACCAGGAGCTCCACCCCGGACTGGCCCGGGACGAAGCCACGAAGGCGATCGAGGACATCAGCAGGACCAACAAGCTCGCGGCGTAGCGGGCAGGAGAGGACGCAATGTGGGACTACGAGGACGCAGACGGCGACGGCGACGGGGGTGCGGGAGTAGGGGCCGGCGCGGGTGACGGCAAGGCCGGCGCGGGCAAGGGTGGCGCTGGCGACGGCGTCCGGACCGTGCCCTACGACCGGTTCCAGGCCACGGTCGCAGCGAAGAACGAGGCGCTGGCGAAGGTCAGCGCGCTCGAGGCCGAGGTCCAGAAGCTGAGCGAGAAGACGGCGACGGTCGACACCCTCGCCGCCGAGGTCGCGAAGTGGAAGGGCGAGGCCAGCAACGCGCAGGCCAAGTACATGACGCACCGCGAGATCGCGGCGGCGCTGGGCACGACGGAGCCCGACGTGATCGAGGCTGCCGAGTGGCAGTTCGGGCGCCTGCCCGCGAAGGACCGGCCCAAGGTCGGCGACTGGCTCACGGGGCTCAAGGCCAAGCCCGAAGACGCGCCGGTCATCCTGCGCCCCTTCCTGGCGCCCGAGAGGGGCACGACGACGGAGCGCAAGCCGCCTCCCCGCGTGGTGGGCGGCGGAAACAACGCCGGCAACGAGACGCACTTCTCGGCGCAGGAGCTGCGTGCGGCGCGCGAGAAGGCGATGGCGACCGGCGACTACTCCGAGCTGCGGTCGATGCGCCCGACGTGGCGAGCGCCGGACCCCGACGGCAAGAAGTAGGCGACCCGGTAGCAGTCAGTCGTAGAGCCCTCGGGTCGCACCCGTAAGAGCGTAGCAGGGCCCCCCAACCCTCACACCCGAGCGACACGACCATGGCCGACGAAATCGTACCCTCTGGAATCGGCTCTCTCATCTCCGGCGAGGAGATGGCGAACGAGTACCTCCTCTTGCTCGCGGACCGCGACAGCTCGATCCTGACGCACCCCGCGCTGTTCCACGCGACGGGCCGGGCTGGCGGTCGGATGTCCAACGTCATCCGCGTCCCGCACCTGGGCCTGATGGGCTACAACACCCTGGCCGCGACGACCCCCGGCAGCGAGGTCGCGAACACCGCCTTCACCGACGGCGAGACGGACGTGACCGTGGTGAGCCGCGCCAAGGTGTACAGCGTCGACGACTTCGCGCGCTTCATCGCGGGCGGCAAGCTCGACCCCGTGATGTTCGCCCAGGACGCCGTGATCAGCGTCGCGCAGGACCTGATCGGCCTCATCGCCAACGTGGTCGACGACTTCACGAGCGAGGCCGGGACCACGGGCGTCGACGCGACCTGGAACGACATCGTGGACGCCAAGACGATCCTCGGCATCGCCAAGGCGACGGGTCCGATGGTCGGCATCGTCCACCCCCGGCAGTGGGGCGATCTCGAGGTCGACGCGCTCTCTCTCGGCGTGCTCCCCGCGCAGTCGATGGGCGGCGTGATCAACACCGGGCTCGAGAGCTACGTCGGGCGCTGGCTGGGCATCGACTTTTTCCGGCACTCGGCCGTGCCCACCGCCAACGGCGGCGCGGACCGGGCGGGTGGCATCTGGACCCGGGGGGGCATGGCCTGGGCCGATGCCATTTTGGACCCCGAGAACGACGCGAATATCGTCGACATGGGCCGCGCCCGGCTGGAGCGCGCCCGTCACGGCACGTTCCTCGAGACGAGCTGGGTCATCAGCTACCAGGCCGGCGTCGCGAAGGCGATCGACGGCGCGGGCGTCACCTTGAACACCGACGCCTGATCCTGGCGGTGGCCCTGGTGACGCACTGGTGCGTCCCCAGGGTGGCGCCGGGGCTACCGCTCCCAGGAGCACGAGAGGACGCATGGGCAAGACTTTTACGCCGGGGGCCGTCGGAAACGAGGCGACCGGGACCGCTTACCAGCCGGCATTTGCGCAGCACGCGACGGGCGCCACGCATCCATTCGTGGACGTGTCGCCGCCGTTCGTGCTGGTGTTCAACCCGATCCGCTGGACGGTGCTGTGCGGCAGGCTGATCCCCTCGTTGCACAAGGTGACCCTGGAGCCGGGCTGCAACGGGATCTCGATGGTGCGCGGCGGTCGCGTCATGTTCGGCGCCGCCCGCACGAAGATCACCGAGGAGGGCCGTACCGTCATCCCCTACGAGTGGGGCCCCAACGGCGAGTCCTACGTCCAGAAGGTCGAGACACGCCCCAACGGTGGGCAGGGGGTCCGCGACACCTACCTCTACGCCTGGGAGATGGCGGCCCTGGGTGACGCCCAGGTCCACGTCGACGAGGACGGGTACGCTGAGTGGTGCGAGAGCCTCGTGACGGCCGGCAGGATCCCGTCCTGCCCGCCGTACGTCGCCAAGCGCATGACGGCGCGGGTGGCTGCGAAGCTGGAGGAGGAGGAGGCCAGGGCGGCGAAGGGTGGCGACGGCAGCGGTGCCGCGAAGATCCGTGCCCGCGCGCTGCGTGCCCAGCTCGACGTGCTCACCCAGGCCGTCAGCAAGATCCAGCCCAAGCCCAAGCGGGGCAAGCCGGCGGCGGTGCGGCTCGACGATGACGGGGCGCCGGAATGAGCGGCGAGAAGCAGGGCGACCGCGAGGTGATGGACCGCAACACGCGCGACCTCGTCGACGCGGGCGTGAGGCCCGAGAAGGCGGAGGAGATGGCGCGGGAATCCATGCGGCGGATCGACCGGAAGCAGCGGGAGGAGGGCAAGCGGCGCTGACCCGGTAGCAGTCAGCAGGACCACACGGCCCTGGCCCCAGGACTCGCCGGACCCGCCCGGAGCACCGGTACCTGGGGGCTCCCGACACACCCCCGCCGATCCCCGGGCATCGGCTCTGGAGCCGTCATGGCCCTCAATCCACAGATCCTCGGCCGCAACTACCAGGTGCGCAGCGTCAAGACCCCCTCCGTTCGCCTTTGCGACGAGGGGCGCTCGACGAGCACGGCCTACGCCGATATCATCACGGGCACGGGCGTTCCGGCAGGGGGCTACGGCCGCCACGCCAGCGCGACGATGCTCTACCTGCGGCAGGACGCTTCGGACGCGAACACCTGCCTCTACGTGACCGACGACGGTGGCACGACCTGGGAGGCGGTTGACGCCACCTTGGCAGGGGCCGACTTCGGCGCGACCGGACTCCTGGCGGACATCATCGCCGAGTCCACGGGCGGCGCGGGCGTGACCATCGACGGCGCGAAGATCCTTGACGGCCACATCGTCGACTCCGTAGGCTTCTACGACGCTGCCGCGCCAACCAAGATCGGACGCCTCGACGTCGGGGCGGTGACTGCCGGGCAGACCCGCGTGGTGTCCGTCCCCGACGCAAACGTGGACCTCGCCGACCTCGTGACGATGGTGGGCGCGGGAGCCCAGGCCCTCGACGTGGCGGCGACCCCGACTTTCGCCGGCCTGGCGGTGACGGGTGACATCCTGCATCAGGGTGGGAGCTTTCTCGGCGATGCCGAGCAGATCGACCTCCGGGCAAACTATCTGCTCCAGAACGCGGACTACGTCGCCGCGGTCGGCGTGACCGCTGGTCTGGTCGCCAACTACCTGCCGACCGCCACCGCCGACACCACGGTCGGCGCGGGCGTCGTGACCGCGGGCGTCGACGGCGTGAGCGACCCGACGATCACCACGGTGGGCGCGGCCACGTTCGCCGCGACCGACATCGTGATGATCTCGGGCAGCGACAACGACGGCGAGAACGACGGCATCTTCGAGGTGCAGGGCCACGCGGGCAACGTGCTCACCCTGAAGTCGACCGACAACGGCGTCAGCAACCGCGTCGAGGCGTTCACGCTCGACCAGGTGACGGCAAATGCCGGGGACGTGGGCATGGCGATCACGAAGATCACCGTGACCGTGCTCCGGACCGGCGCCGATGGGATCTGGGAGGTGGGCTCGGGCTCGCAGACCGGCATCGTGTACAGTGACCTCCTGCGGGCCAGTGACGTGGGCTCGATCGCCCAGGCGTACGATGCCAGCCTCGTGTCCTTGGCTGCCCTCGCCACGGCGGCCGACAAGCTGCCCTATGCCACCGCCCTGGACACCTACGCAGAGACGGGCCTCACCGCCTACGCGCGGACCCTGCTCGACGACGCCGACGCGGCCACCGCCCGCGCGACCCTCGGCCTCAAGGATACCTGGACGATGGCGGTTCTCGGAGCCTGGGCCATCGACGGAGACGGGGCCAACACCAACGGCGCGGGCCTCGTCGGTGCCGTGCCGACGCTCACCGAAGCGGCCGTCAGCCAGGCCAAGGTGGAGAACGGCGGCGTGTTCGGGGACCTCAGCGCGGTCAACGCGGGGTACGGCGCGACCTACCAGCTCTTCCCGGACGCGCCCGTCGCTGAGACGGACTACTGCTACTTCGGGCGCGTGGTGCAGTTCTGCGAGATCGCCTTCGACATGTCGGCGACGGTCGCCACCTTCGACGCCGCTGGCGTGCTCGCATGGGAGTACTGGACCGGCGCGGCCTGGGCGACCCTGACCGTCAGCTACAACGGCACATCGACGACGACGAAGACGGATGGCTCGCTGGCCTTCGGGCAGGATGGTGCGCTGTCGTTCGTCCCCCCGGCAGACTGGGCGCAGACCGCGGTCGACGGCGTGACCATCTTCTGGGTGCGGTGTGGCATCGCGGCAGGCAAGGCCGCCAACCTCACGGCGGTGCCGATCACGAACGCCAAGCAACACGAGGTGGTCAGCCCCGAGGATGGCTTCTACTGCCCCCTGGCGGGCACGATCACGGCCATCCGGCTCAGCGACAACGCGGCCGTGCTCCACACGACTGCCGACGTCGAGTTCATCGTCATGAACCACACCAGCGGCGACCACTCCGGAGTGCTCACCTTCGCGATGGACCGGCGCACCCAGCGGTTCTCGGGACTCACCCTGGCCGTTGCGGCCGGTGACCGGCTCGGCGTGCTGGTTGTGACCGAGGACACGGCGGCCGAGCCCACGGGCTGCGTGCTCGAGCTCGAGGTCACCCTGTAGGAGATCCGCATGGCCTACTCCAGCGACGTCGCGGTGACCCGGCTCCCCAGCGGCTTCTACCTGATCCGCGTCATCGAGCAGGACGCCGACGACAACGACGAGTCGTCGATCATCGAGGGTATCCCCGAGGTCGGCGAGATCGTCCTGGTCAACTCCCACCTCGTGAGCGGTACCGCCGTCCCGGGCGCCACCATCCAGACCGAGATCGGCCGGGCGGCGGCCTGGGTGGCGGACACCTCTGATGAGGTCTGGGACGCTGGAGCGGCGCTCGCGGCTGGGCGCATCAACACCGCGCCCGACCAGCGGTACTACGCGCCCGGGAAGGCGTGGTACCTCCGCTCGCAGTGCTCCGACGCGACCGCCGATCACACCATCCAGACCGAGATCCTCGTC